AAGATGGCTCGAGTCGCTGTATTATGGTCAAGGTTCCACTCTAAGCCTTGACTACAAGAGTTGTGAGATGATGTCAGACGACTTACATAGCATCATCTCACTAAAGTATCCAGATCGCGAGATTTGGATTGAGGTCTCCGAAGATGGAGAAAATGGCAGTTTTATTAAGTACTAACCCCTAGAAATAAGGAAAGCTATAATGGCTAAGAACTACAAGGACTACGGTTATTTTGAGAATCGTCCTGACGTGGTAAAGGTTTTTGATGACCTTGAAGCATACCACAATTTTTGTCGCATTGAACTTCGCGACTTTAACCCTGCAGATCTCTATCGTAGAGATTCTGTTGTCTACGGTGCTTACCTAGCAAGCAAGCGTCCACGCCGTCCATATCAAGGAAAAAATCCAAGATGGGAAAACAAGCGCAATGACAATTTTTCTCGTTGATCTAGAAGCAGTTGAGACGAGATATACTGGTGAGTGGAAAACCCACTTGCCTGCATTGCTACGAAAGAGAGGTCACAATGTTCAAATTTTATCTGGGCCTGAAGATATTCCTAAGGCCACTACTCCTGGTGCTTTTCTTAATTTTGGTGGCACCAATATATACAAGTCTAGCCAAGTTGAGCAAATGGGCCGTTTATTTTGCAGCGGATCCGTTCATCCCGGCGACCACTTTATTTTTACTGATGCTTGGCATCCAGGCATTATAAATTTAAAATATATGAGTGAACTGTTACAGATTCCTGTAACTACACACGGCTTGTGGCATGCGGGCAGTTATGATCCTCAAGACTTTCTAGGACGTCTAATAGGTGATGCTCCTTGGGTCAGACATGCTGAACAAAGTTTCTATCACGCATTTGATCATAACTATTTTGCTACACAGTTTCATATTGAGTTGTTCTGTGAAAACTTATTAGGTTATACTCCTGCAAAAGAACTTTACGATACCAAGATAGTCCGCACAGGGTGGCCAATGGAATATATGCAAGATACCCTGGTCATGTACAAGAACATGAAGAAGCGTGATCTTATCTTGTTTCCACATCGTATCGCTCCAGAGAAGCAAGTTGATATTTTTAGAGATCTAAAAGATCACTTGCCGCAATATGAATTTGTCATCTGTCAAGAACAGCAACTGACTAAGAACGAATATCATAATTTGTTAGGCGAAGCCAAGATGGTATTCAGTGCTAATCTACAAGAAACACTAGGCATTAGTTGGTACGAAGGTGCAGTAGTAGATGCTATCCCATTAGTTCCAGATCGATTAAGTTATAGTGAAATGGCCTTAGATACATTTAAGTACCCTAGTAAATGGACAGAAAGCTACGATACATATACTGTATATCGACCAGACCTGTGTCGTGTGATTATCGAACATATGGATAATTACAAAACTCGACTACCAAGCCTAAATAAACAGGTAGATATATTAAAAGAAAACTTTTTTAGTTGTAATAAACTATTAGAGATGTTAAAATAATAATAGATGTCATCCACGACATAAACTCGGAGAAATAATGTCAGAGCAAAATAAATTAGTACAAGAAGCACCCTATCATCCTGGTTACGAGGATGCCGCAATGAAAATGAGCGACAAAGGTTATGAAGTAGGCAAATATCTCGGCGACAGTATTCGCTTTCATATGAAGCGTGACAAGAAACGTTTTTGGGCCGGTGATAACATTAGTGAATATGTTAGCGAAGCTGACAAAGAAATTCTAATCAACGAAGCCGCAGAAGCATTTGAAACAGTATTAGATCGTTTGCTTATTGATCGTGAAAACGATCCCAATAGTCGAGGTACCGCAATACGTCTTGCTAAAATGTATTATAACGAAATTATGGGAGGTCGATATGATCCAGCACCAGATGCAACAGCTTTTCCAAATGATTCAGAAGATAGATATGAAGGTATGCTTGTTGTGCGTAGCGAACTGCGTTCTATGTGCAGTCATCATCACCAGCCTGTATCAGGTGTGGCATACATCGGAATTATTGCAGCTAACAAACTTATTGGCCTTTCTAAATATACTAGGATCGCTCAGTGGTGTGCTCGTCGTGGCACACTTCAAGAAGAATTATGTAATGACATCGCAAGAGAAATAATGAAAGCGACAGAATCAGAAAATGTAGCAGTATACATTCAAGCAATACACGGTTGCTGTGAGAATCGTGGCATTATGGCACACAGTAGTCTAACACAGACTACAGTATTGAAAGGTGCTTTTAATACAGACGGCAATACAAAGAAAGAATTCTTTGATAACATTAAACTACAACAGGAGTTTGCCCCAAGATGACAACAACAGCTAAAGATTTAACCGATCAAATTATTGACCGTGCAAAAAATACACAACTCTTTGAAGTTAAAAGAATGATGGACGAGCCTTTACAGTTTAGAGGCGGAAGCATTCCTTTTGATATTCGAGCCAATCAAGAATGCGCTTGGTTTAAAGTGTTAGCACTTACACAAAAAGAAGCCGAGGGTAAAGTAGATCATTGGCTAGCATCACAAAAAGATGGCTGGGATGATTAAACCCTTACGTGATGACCTAATGGTCCAACAACAAGTGGATGACTCTTGGCAGCATTTTGTCGGGGTCATTATGCTTAATCAAACCGGTCGCAAGGCTGTGAAAACCACACTGCCTGAATTTCTATATTGGTTTCCGACTCCAATGGCACTGATTAATGCCGATGAAGAATTTGTTAAAAGTATTATACGGCCATTGGGCATGGTCAATGTCAGATACAAACGATTAGTTAGAATGAGCTGGGACTACTTGACTTGGGACGGAAAAGATGCTACAATGTTATACGGCATTGGAAAGTATGGCTCCGACAGCTATGAAATCTTTTACAAGAACAACTACTCAGTTGAGCCAACCGATAAAGAATTAAAACGATACTTAGAAGAGGAAGTATTTGATGTTGCTTAAACTTTTAGAGAAGCTTGGGCGTAAGCGTATTATTATGGATCGGGTTGATAACGAACCATATCTAGAACGTTACTATTTGTTCCTTAAAGATCGTAAACGTTTTCCGTTTAACATATTCTTACACAAGTTCTTAAAGGGTGATCCCGACGACATCCACGATCATCCGTGGTCATACACTACCTTAATTTTGAAAGGTGGATATTATGAATGGCTTCCGCAGTTTAATGCAGACGGCACTAAATCATGCGAAGTACGTAAATGGCGTGGGCCTGGACACATTCGCACTTGTACTCCTAATTCTTATCATCGTATCGAGCTTAAACCTGGTGTAACAGCTTGGACACTGTTTATGCCTGGTCCACAAAAACGTGATTGGGGATTTCTTGTTAACAATAAATGGATTCAAAATGATGAATATATGGCAATGCGGAAAGCAAACAAATGAATAAACGCACGATAGGTTGGGATGAATACCAGGGGCTAGTGTCAAAAATTTGTAGAGATATTTCTATTACTGGTTGGCGCCCAGATTACATTGTAGGAATTACTCGTGGCGGGTTGTTGCCTGCTAAAATGATTAGCTATTACCTCGATGTTCCTTGCGAAACTTTAAAAGTTTCACTCCGTGATCATGTCGAGACTGAAAGCAACTGCTGGATGGCTGAGGATGCATTTGGTCACGAAATATATGATGCGATGGCTTCGGGCAGTGGTAAAAAGAATATCCTCATTGTAGATGACATCAATGACACAGGCGCCACACTCAACTGGCTCATGGAAGATTGGCAGACTAGTTGTTTACCTAGTGATGAACGATGGAAAGACGAAATCTGGAATCACAATGTTAAATTTGCCGTCTTATTTGATAATCTTGCTTCGGACTGCAAAGTTACCATGGACTTTGTTGGCGAAGAAGTTAATAAAGCAGAAAACAATGCATGGATCGATTTTCCATATGAGGATTGGTGGACCAAATGAGTATAATTATACGACACAGTGATACCTGTGAAGTCATGCAGGTATCTAGTAAGCGAACTGTCGAGGCTGTGGTACAAGACTTCGAAGAACACGAAAAGCTCAATGTCATACTAAACAAGTCAGTAAAGATCAGTATGAAATGGAATGGATCACAATACGAGGGACGAGGTGCAGGTATGGACTTTACCAGCCCTGGTCCTAAAATTTCTCGAACACAATTAAATGCTAGAGGTTAATATGAATTTACACTATTCATTAGATGATGCAAAAGAAGCAGGAGAAGCACCGTGGGATCTTGTTGTTAGCAACGACTTTCATGTTGTTGTATTTCAAGACAAATATCCAGTAACTGAAGGGCATTTGTTATTTGTGCCTAAATACTCAGCCAATGGGGTTATTGAAGATTGCTTTGCTGATGCACTAGCACACGGACAGGCAAGAGTCAAAGCAGGCGAATGGGACGGGTTTAATATCGGCATTAATTGGGGTGAGGCAGCAGGTCAAACTGTACCTTATCCACATGTGCATTTAATTCCAAGACGTAAGGGAGATATGGCAGATCCAACAGGTGGTGTCCGTCATGTGATTCCAGAAAAAGGTAACTATAGAAAATGAGTCGAGCATTGTTTATCGGTGACAGTCATACCTGCGGATACGACAGTATTCCTGGCAAGATAGGTGCTGGCAGTTTTAGTTACTGGAACGATAATAACTATGCCGAATTATATAATACTGTGGCAAATAAACCAGTCGCCGTATATGCAATGGCAGGTGTAAATAATCGGGTATATACTGATTGGCTTGCTACCATGTTTCAAAGATATAACGACATCGACGAAGTGTTCTTGTGCATGGCTCCGTTTAATCGTTTTGTAGTTGCTTTTGATCACGAACTGTCAGACAATGTTATTGATGTAGATCACTTTACATTGAAACTTGAGTCGCCCAACGATCAAATCGATCGATATGCTGATCCTACGATCGTAGATAATATTATACAGTTGTTTAATAAACCAGTTAGTGCCGACTACGGCAAATTTCCAGGAATCGAGTTCAGTGATGATCACGGACTTAAAAGTCCAAATCTGCGTAAACATACTTTTATGCAGATTAAAACATTTTTTGATTTAAATTCTTTTACAGAAAAAAGAGAATTTTTGCAAAGTGTCTATGCTTGGGATAATATTTGTAACGATCACGGGGCTAAATTATATCTGTTTAATGTTACTGATAGATTGAAATATCCGCAGACGTTTGAATATTATGGTAAATTAAAATGTACAACAGTTGCTGATAAAACTGTCGAAACATTTTTTACAGAAAAAGGTATAGATCATACACAGTATTATCTTGCTGATAACGAACATTATAATAAAGACTATCATCAAATGATAGCTAGTGAATATATTCCTTGGTTAAAAACGCTATGAGAATTTTAATCGCTGGGGACAGTTTTGCGGCCAAATGGCCCGCTAATATACGGAATCAAGGGTGGCCGGCACTACTAGCTGATCAATTTGAAGTTTACAATATAGCACAGGCAGGTGTTGGCGAATATAAAATATATAAACAATTGGCTAATGTAGAGTTAGATCAATTTGATCTTGTTATTGTAAGTCACACAAGTCCTAGTAGAATACACACTCGCAATCATCCGTTACATAAAGACGGACTTCATAAAGACTGCGATTTAATTATTACAGATCTTATTGGACATTTTCAACCATTTAATAAAAATTTGCAGACAGCAAAATCGTGGTTTGAATTTCACTACGATGAAGATTACCAAATTGATATATATCGCTTGATAAGAGAACAAATAAAAAGTATAATTAATATACCGTATATTAGCATGACACATATCAATGTCGCTGCGGCTTTGGCAGTTGAGGACGACAATATTGATTTTAGTGAATTATGGGCTTCGCAAAGAGGTGATGTAAATCATTACACTGAAAAAGGTAATAACGCTGTATTCGAAACTATTTTAAAAAAAATTAACGAAAGGAGCTAAAATGGTTAAAGAGGGATCAAAGTGGGTAGGCACTAGTGGCAATGACAAATTTCACATTATACATGTGATAGAACTCGACGGACATACCTGGGTTCATTATATTAAAGAAAACTCTCCTGAACATGAAACTAGAGAATATAGTTGTTATATGGAAAGTTTCCTATTAAGATTTAGACCAATACCAGAATGAAACTTAGTAAAAAGCATCGCAATTGGGATAGTCGGATACCTGCACGAGATGAAGGATTTACTCATCTTGTTTCAGTTCCATGGAAGGGGCAGAGTAATTTTTGGTGGAACGAAGCATGTGCCAATATTATGGATGTATTTGGTCTTCCAGGTAACAAGTATACATCTCATCCAACTGAGAATAAAATGGATTTTTATTTTAAAGATGAACGAGATGCGTTCATGTGCAAAATGTTAATTAGTGATAGAATATGAAAAATTTTGTACTTTTTATTATTGCGGTATTTCTCACTGTACTACTGTGGGAAGCAACCTCCGATGAATCTCGTGTTATTGTCTACGACTGTAGCTTGGCCGAGATAAGTCCTGATTATCCAATTTCAGTCAGACAAGAATGTCGTAGACTTCAATACAACAAAACAAAAGATGTAACAACAATATGATAAATCGTTGGTCCGTAATACTAGAAGAAGATCCGGAAACAAAAGATCTAATAATGCCGATTCCACAAGATGTATTAGATTTGCAGGGATGGAGTGAAGGCGATGTCCTAGAATGGATAGATAATGGCGATGGGTCTTGGCTTTTAGAGAAAAAGAGTGTATAATAAACTATGAGTAAAATTAAGATAGCAGAGCTGTTTTACAGCATTCAGGGTGAAGGACGTTATATGGGCGTGCCTTCTGTTTTCTTGCGTACATTTGGTTGTAATTTTAAATGTGCAGGATTTGGTATGCCTCGGGGTGAACTTAGCAAAGAAGTTGAAGATATTGCAGAAGTTGTTCATATGTTTAACAAGTATGAAGAATTGCCGTTAGTTAGCACAGGCTGTGATAGTTACGCAAGTTGGGATCCTAGATTTAAAGATCTAAGCCCGATGCTTACTAGCGATGCTATTGTAGAACGCATTGTTGAAATACTTCCATACAAGACATGGTTAGATGAACATTTGGTTATTACAGGTGGTGAACCTTTGCTAGGTTGGCAACGTGCTTATCCAGACTTGCTAAGTCATGTATACATGAATCAACTTAAAGAAATTACATTTGAAACAAATGGTACTCAAAAACTTACTCAAGAATTCAAAGAATATTTAGAAGAATGGTATATGAAGATGCCAGGTACTAGATGTGTTACATTTAGTGTTAGTGCCAAGTTGCCGTGCAGTGGAGAAAAGTGGGAAGAAGCCATTAGACCCGATATAGTATGTGAATATGAAGACGTTGGGTATGTATATCTAAAGTTTGTTGTAGCAACAGAGGAGGACCTTAACGATGCCGAACGAGCAGTTGAAGAATATCGCGAAGCAGGTTTTCAAGGTCCTGTGTATATTATGCCCGTTGGTGGTGTTGAACGGGTGTATACCCTTAACAATCGTGCAGTGGCAGAAATGGCAATGCGAAAAGGCTGGCGGTACAGTGATCGACTACAAGTGCCACTATTTAAAAACGAATGGGGAACCTAATGAACAAGTGGATTGAAAAACTATTTGGTATTGACAAAATCAAAGCCGAAACAATATCTAGATTGGCAGAAGCTGAAGAGGCTACCAAACTTGCCAAACAATCGTTAGATGCATTAGATTTAGCAAAGGAAGCTGAAGAACAGGCAAAACTAACCCCAAAAGATCGTGCTACTAAAAAGAAAGAGCCTTGGGTTGGAGTTTTAGAAACACACGTAAACAAAGATAATATCCGTAATGGCTTTTTTGAGCTTGACTGGAACGAGTATTTTGTGTTAAAATTAAGACAAGAAGGATATGGTTTTGACGGAGATCCAGAAGAAGAAGTTGTGGATCGTTGGTTCCGTGAACTATGTGCCAATGTAGTAGTAGACGGTGATTTCGGCGGTGCAGTAAACACTGGCGTGATTGATATTAACACAGTTAAAAAGAATAACAAATGAACTATATTATAGTTGATACAGCAAATACCTTTTTTCGTGCTCGTCACGTTATTAATGGTGATGCCGATATCAAACTAGGCATGGCTTTTCATATCACCCTTAACAGCGTGAAGAAGGCTTGGCAAGATTTTAACGGCAGTCATGTTATATTCTGCCTCGAAGGTCGTAGCTGGCGCAAAGATTATTATGCTCCTTACAAAGCCCAACGTGCCGCTGCTCGTGCAGCACATACAGAACGTGAAGCAGATGAAGAAAAGATCTTCTGGGAAGCATTTGACACTTTTAAAGACTTCATTAAAGACAAGACTAACTGTACAGTTATGCAACATCCACGTCTAGAAGCAGATGATCTGATTGCAGGATGGATACAGAGTCATCCAGACGACAACCATATCATTATCAGCACAGACACAGACTTCGTTCAGCTAATTGCACCTAATGTGAAACAGTACAACGGCGTTATGGAAACTACTATTACACACGAAGGAATCTTTGATGCAAAAGGCAAAAGAGTTATTGACAAGAAAACGCAAGAACCCAAAGCAATCCCAGATCCAGAATGGCTGCTATTCGAAAAATGTATGCGTGGTGATACCAGTGATAATGTCTTCTCAGCGTATCCGGGTGTGCGTACTAAAGGCACAAGCAAAAAAGTGGGTCTTACTGAAG